CTCGACAAGATCCCAGCGATTGCAAACAAGCGCCAGACGCTCTGGGAAATGGTGGACAGTTCAACCGATTTGACTGTAAACGAGCGGCGTGAGTTAAAAGGATTCGGCCCTGTTGATGGCGGGGATGCCTTGCTTGTTCCGCTGGGGTTGATGCCGATATCCGAGGCATCGCAGCCGATCACGGCGCAAGATGAAATGGACAATAAACTTTTAGCAAAAATCGCGGGTTATGATGTCAAGACGGCTGATTAACGCCCCGCCCCGTTCTGAGCAACGTAGGCAAGAGCGTTTATTGCTTGAGATGGATCGCCGCTTTGCCCGGTTGATCGCCGCTGAGGTGGCCCGCGCAACCCGCGTGATGCTGGCCCGCTTTGAGGCAACAGGTAGTGCGCCATCATTGCCGGACGATCACGAGCGGCGCATTGCTGACATATATCGTCAGATCGCCCTTATGTCGATTGAGACATTCGGTGCGCGTGTCGTGGGGCAAGGCAAGTCGCGGGGCCTAATCCTTGAAACCAAAGACTTCGCGGCGTTCTTTGCTCGATTGGCTGGCGAGTACATCGAAAAAGAGGCCATTCGCGCCCGGATAACCAGCGTTACAGAAAGCACCCGGACGCAGATCGTTAGGCAGATTGCAAGCGGGCAGTCTGAGGGACTGGGCACGCGCGCGATTGCCAAGCTGATATCGTCCAGCGTGTCGGGGATATCCCGCCGTCGTGGCAGGTTGATTGCGCGGACTGAAACGCACGGGGCCGCGAATTATGGCGCGAACGGTGCCGCAATGGCAACCGGGCTCACATTACGCAAGGAATGGGTGGCGTCTGAGGACGAACGCACGCGCGACACGCACAGGGACGCGGATGGCCAAACCGTTGATATGGATCAGGGTTTCGATGTGGGAGGGGAGAGTCTGTTTTATCCGGGCGACCCTGATGGCAGTGCTGAAAACACCATCAATTGCCGCTGCGGCGTGTCTCATATTGTCGTGGATTAAAAAGCGCCCGACCTCGTTTTATCAAGGCCGGGCAAGTTGGGAAGTGTCCAAGCAAACGAACACCTATAGTATAGACGCGATTAAACATTGATTGCAACACCCGCTTTGCAACTTTGCAAAACTATGTTAGGACTTTGCAAAAGGCCGCTGTGAAGCGTCCCATTCCCTTAGATGGACATATACGCATGGACCACAAAGCAGTTCGTTTCGAGATCAAAAAAGAGCCTGACGCGGATGGCGTATTTGAGGGCTATGCGTCGGTCTTTGGAATTGTGGACCAGGGCCTGGATGTCGTTGAGCGCGGCGCATTCACCAAATCAATCGGATCGGGTCGCAGTATTAAGTTGCTATGGCAGCACGACAGCGGGCAACCGATTGGCGTCTGGGACGAAATCAAAGAGGATGAGCGCGGCCTATTCGTAAAGGGGCGGCTGCTAAAGGACGTGCAAAAGGGTGCCGAGGCTATGGCGTTGATGCGCGCGGGTGCCATCGACAGCCTGTCAATCGGGTATCGCACAGTTGAGGCAATTGCAGAGGGCGGCGGATCTATTCGCAAGCTCATGGAGTTGGATCTATTTGAGGTCTCTTTGGTCACGTTCCCAATGCTGCCAGACGCCAAAATCACGGCGATTAAATCAATCAAAACAATTCGAGAATTTGAGAAGGCTTTGCGGGATGCAGGGTTTTCCAAAACCGAGGCCAAGGCAATCGCTGCCGATGGCTTTAAGGGCTTGTCAGACCATCGGGACGATGTGGACGATGATGCAGAAACCGACGCCGACGAACAGGCGTTCCAATCAGAAATCCAGAAACTAATGGAGACATTAAATGGCTATTGCAAAAATCTTTGACCCCGTAGAGGCGGTCAAGAAAGTCAGCGAGGGCTTTGAGGCATTCAAGGCCGCAAACGACGCTCGCCTTGCTGAGATCGAAGCCAAGGGCGCGGCTGATCCCGTAACCGAAGAAAAGCTGGCCAAAATTGAGGCCGATATTGCGTTGGCCCAAAAGTCCGCAGATGAGGCAGTTTTGGCAACCAAACGCCGCGAACGCTTTGCCACTGACGCAAATGGCAATGAGGTTGACCTTGAGGCGAAGGCCCAAGCGTTCGGCATGTTGGCCGCAAACGTCACTGGCCGCGCTGTTGAAATGACTGCGGAGAAGTCCGCCGAATACAAAGCCGCATTTGAGAAAATGCTGCGCGCCAACTTTGACAAAGATTTTTTGTCTGAGGCCGAACGCAAAACGCTTTCCGTCGGGCTTGATAGCTCTGGCGGTTATCTGGTTGAGCCGGATATGTCGGGCCGGATGGTTTCCAAAATCTATGAGACATCCGCAGTCCGTGCATATGCGTCGGTTCAATCAATCTCGACTGATTCCTTGAATGGCATTTACGACAATGACGAAACCGGATTCGGTTGGGTTTCGGAAATGGGCGCGCGCCCTGCAACTGGCACGCCTGCTATCGGCAAATGGGCCATCCCAGTCCATGAAATGTACGCAATACCAGAAGCAACGCAGCAATCGCTTGACGACGCGATGATCTCGCTGGAAAGCTGGCTGGATGGCAAAATTGCTGACCGTTTCGCACGCGCAGAAAATAGCGCGTTCGTCACGGGCAACGGTATCGGCAAGCCGCGCGGTTTCTTGGATTATCCATCGGGCACAGACCTGACGAATAGCATCAAGCAATTCAACACGGGCGTTAACGGTGCATTTGCAGCCGCTCCAAACGGTGGCGACGTTCTGATCAATGCGCTTTATGACCTAAAAGCACAATACCGCGCTAATGCGACTTGGTTTATGAACCGCGCCACCAGCGCGCTTGTCCGCAAGTTGAAGGACAGTGACGGGGCTTATATCTGGTCTCCGGGTATCGCTGCTGGCCAACCTGCATCCTTGCTGGGCTATTCGGTGGCACCTTTCGAGGACATGCCGAACCCTGCGACTGGCTCGCTATCTGTTGCCGTTGGTGACTTGCGCGCAGCTTACCAGATCGTTGACCGCATGGGCGTTCGCATGTTGCGTGACCCATTCAGCAACAAGCCACTGGTGCAATTCTACGCGACCAAGCGCACAGGTGGCGACGTTGTGAACGGCGAAGCTCTGAAAATCGTAAAATTCGCAGCTTAAACTAAATCGGGGCGGTGATCCTGCCGCCCCGGTCCACACGCTTTTAAGGAGTAAACCCAATGCGTGATATTATTTCTAATGTTTCAAAGGTGGATCTTGGTAAAGATACCCTATCCGGCACGACCCCCAATGCATCCGCATGGCTTGACACAATTGGCTATAGTGGTGCGGCCCTTGAATTGCTGACTGATGCCGTCACTGATGCAGGCGCGGCGGCTGGCTTTACCGTCACCATGCAGCACAGCGACACAACCGCCGCTGCCGATGCCGTTGATGTTACCGCTGCCGAGACTACTGGCGGCGTGATTTCCATTTCGGTCACATCCGACAGCGACGACGACATCATCAAGGGTGTCATCGGTTACAATGGCAGCAAGCGGTACATCCGTTTTAACACGGTCGGCACGACTGGCACCAACGCGGTCATCCGCACTATTGGTTGCCTAGGCAAGCCACACAAAGCCCCGACGACCTACGTTGGCACGTCTGTAGCTGCTACATAAATTTAGCGATGGGCCGGTCAGTGCTGGCCCATTTTGTAAATTTAGGAGACTGAGGCAATGGCGCAAAATAGAACAATCGAAATCGGCAAAAGTTGGGCGCTGCTTACTAACAGCGACGTTTCTAGCCTAACATTCCAGAACAATCGGGGCGTGTATATTGAGATATATGTCACAGCCGATACAGTTGCGCCAACTGTATCGGACGGTATCTTGTATGCGCAGGGATACGGCGAACGCAATGTTCTGCTGACTGACCTTGCCCCCGGCGTCACATCGCCCGTGCGCGTGTGGGCTAAGACAGACCTGCCTGACGGCGCGGTTGTGTTTGTTTCCCATGCTTAATTTGGGATCAAACCTGTCTGGTTTCAGGTCGCCGTTCGGTAGGTTGCTTGGCGGCTTCTCCCCCGCGTCCCTATTCGCGGGCGGCCAAGAGGGCTTGCTACTGGAGGCCTTTGACATTGATACGTTGTTTCAGGTTTCAGATGGCACCACACCTGTAACTGTGGCGACCAATCCAATCGGATACTTTGGCGACAAGTCAGGCAACGATAACAACGCCACGCAGGCCACGGCGGCGAGACGGCTGACATACCAGACTGGTCCCGCCCGCGCCACGCTGGACAAGGTTGATGATCGCCTTCTTGTAACAGTACCAACGGGCGGGTTTACCGGCACAATGGTTCTCGGCACCGACCAAGGAACGGCGAGCTACGGCGTGACAATTCCAGCGGGCGCTTATGACATTGGCGGCAGGGATGGCCTGTATTTTCCTGGCAACGCAATCGTGGGGCAGTTAACCCGCAACGGGGCTTTGAGCGATGGGGAAGCGGCTGCGACTGAGGCTTACTTTGTGGCAAACGGCGCGACTGCCAGCTATGGTGCCGTGACGAACTTTACCGGTTTCTGGCGGGGTTGGACGGAATTAACAAGTTTCCCCCTAATTGACACCTCATCGGGAACTAGTTTCAACAGTGCTTGGATTGGCTGCAACAGCCTAACAAGTTTCCCTCTACTTGACACCTCATCGGGGACTAACTTCACTAATACTTGGCTCAGCTGCACCGGCCTAACCAGTTTCCCCCTGATTAATACATCCGCAGGGACTAATTTCAGTAGTGCTTGGTTTTTGTGCACCGGCCTAACCAGTTTCCCCCTGATTAATACATCCGCAGGGACTAATTTCAGTAATGCTTGGCGCGGCTGCAACAACCTAACTAGTTTCCCTCTGATCGACACATCAGAAGGGATTAGTTTCAATAATGCTTGGCGTGACTGCAGCAGCCTAACAAGCTTCCCTCTGATCGACACGTCAGCAGGGACTAATTTCAATTTTGCTTGGCAGAACTGCACCAGCCTGACGAGTTTCCCAGCTAATGCCTTCGACAATATAAGTGGTGGGGACTTTACCGACGCATTTACAAACACCGCACTGACGCAAACCAGCATCGATAACATTCTGGTGTCGCTCGTGGCATCCGGTATTGCAGCCGGGACGCGGGTATTCAATCAGTCGGGCGGCTCTGCCCCTTCGTCAACTGGCGAGGCCGCAATCGACACCCTGCGTTCGCGCGGCTGGACCGTCACAGTAACAGGAGGCTTCTAATGAGACTAACAATCGCTTGCCCTGACGCGATGCGGGATGACGCAAACAACCTAGCGATGGTTCTAGGCTACGGTCTAGGCGATGCGCTTACCTATGGTGGGCTGAACTGGCAGGACGCGGGGGGCAACCTTTACGCCGTCGCAAGCCTGCCAGTGTCCGACACATTCACAACGGCGGCACAGATCGGCCTACAGCGCCCATCATGGGACACTGACAGCCACGTCAACATGGCAGGTGCTAATCGCGCACAAGCGGCGCTGGTGTTCAGCCTGACGCCTGTGACGGCCATGCCCGACAAGTTGACGGCCTGTGTGGGTGAGGATGCTTTGGGGGTTCTGGCAGCTATGGGCCTGACACGAGTAGAGGATGCAAGCGCATGAGCTATAACAAGGCAAAAATCACAGCCCCTAAAGGATACAACTGCGCACCGCTTGGCCACACGGTCGAGCATTATCCTTACGGCGCTGCTGTTGTGGGTAAAGTTGCAGAGTGGGCGATTGCGGACGGCAAGGCCAGCAGAGACTTTGACCCGCGATCTGAAACTAAGATTGTCGCACCAACAGAAACAAAAGAAGCGCCATTTATGCGGCGCAAAGGTAAGCGCAAATGAGCCTTCGCAGCCCTGTACAAGTCAACAACCCGCGCGGCTCTGTAATCGTCACGCAGCCCGCAATTGAGCCTGTCACAGCGGCTGAGTTTAAGGCCCACGTGCGCGACGACGCTTTAACCGATCCTGAGGCGCTGGCGTGGGTGACTATCGCGCGCGCGTATATTGAGAAAATGAATAACCTTGCCTGCATCACGCAAACGTGGCGCTTGGCTCTGGATATGTGGCCAGCGGGCAAGCAAGTGTGGTGGGACGGATGGCGGCAGGGTTCGCGGGCTGAGTTGTACGGCCCGGCATCCTATTCCGCCGTGATCCTGCCCCGTTATCCCCTTGCGTCAATCGACTCGGTGACAACATACGACACGGCAGACGACCCTACGTCGATCACGGTTGCGACCACGTTCAACGTGGATACATACCGCA